TAGTAATAGTATTCAAAATGCTGATTTTACAACTATAGCAACAGAAACATACACTGCACAAACTGACAATGTCTATGTAAACTTTACAGGCGTGTACAGTGCAGTACGTTTTGTGCGTACAACTACTAGTGGAACCCTGAGTCAAGTATTATATAGACCGTGAAACTAGTAGGTTTTGGCTGCAGTTTTACCTATGGCAGTGAACTAGTAAATCCTGAATTTGATTTTCAAGGTGCTGAATTTCACCGTCGTAATACACGTTACAGAGAAAGTAATGTTTGGTTAGGACAACTAGCCAAACGTCTAAATGCAACCTGGGATAATCGTGCAGAGCCTGCTAACAGCAATTATGCCATACAATATCAGTTTGCTGACTGGTTTAATAACAATAGGAATCCTAGTGAGCGTGTAGCAGTGTGTGTTGCTTGGACAGACATTACTAGATTCAGTTGGCTAGATGATACTTGGACACACAATGGCACAGTTCGAAATGATGAAAAGTTTTTGCATAGTCGCAAAGATTGGATTACTAGTGATGTTGATCATAACTATTGGACTGATGCTGCAAAACTATTTGTAAACAGTGTATGTAAACTTAATAATATTCCTATACTACAGTTTAATGCAATAGGCGTTCATAGTACCACAAATTATTCTGGCTATTTTGTAGATGGAAGCACAATGGAAGACGTACTTAAACAGGCACAATCAGAGGATGATCGTAAACAATTGTTTGCTAGTGGAGGACATCCTTCAGAAGTAGGACATTTTTGGTTTACAAAACGCTTGACACTTTTTGCAAAAGAGCATATACTACTATAGATGAATGGTATACAACAAGCAGTATTAGATAGTTTGCCGGGCAAACAAAAGCGAACTACCAATGGCTGGATTTCGTTTAATGCTGTATGCTGTCATCACAATGGCGAAAGCATGGACAAGCGTAACAGAGGCGGAGTTATCGCAAATGGTGATGCTATAAGTTATCATTGCTTCAACTGCAACTTCAAGACAGGTTGGCAGCCAGGCAGACACATTAGTTTTAAGATGCGTAAACTACTTACATGGTTAGGCATTGATGAGAATACACGACAGATGCTTAACATAGAAGCACTGCGTATAAAAGAAACTGTTATACCAGAAGATGTAGAAGAAGAAAAGTTTGAAGTAGAATTTAAGAGTAGACCACTGCCTGAAGGGGCAACGCATGAACTGCCTGATAACATTCGTGAATATGCAGTTAAACGTTGTTTGCCTGTAGATAAACTGATGTACAGTAACAGTCAACCTGCAGGCATGTGGAAGCGTATTATAGTCCCTTTTAAATGGGGAAGGCGTACAATAGGATTTAGTGCAAGGAGTACAGACGATGCCGGAAGACCCAAATATTTTACTAGTCATGATAGTGGCTACGTTTATGGGATTGATTCTCAGTTGCCTGATGCTAGGTTTGTAGTAGTTACAGAAGGACTACTAGATGCTATGTGTATAGGTGGTGTTGGTATAATGAGTAATCAATGTAGTGAAATACAAGCACAAATTATTGACACACTGGGCAGAGAAGTTATACTAGTACCAGACAGAGATCGTGCAGGACAAAAACTTATAGATGATGCACTGGAGTATGGCTGGAGTGTAAGTTTTCCTGACTGGGAAGCAGACGTAAAAGATATTAATGATGCAGTAGTACGTTATGGTAAACTGTTTACACTTAAAAGTATTATTGATGCAAAAGAAACAATGAGCCTAAAAATTAATTTAAAAAGGAAAAAACTTGGCTAAAGAATATACAGCAGACTTACAAAAACTATTTTTAGAAATGATGTTACATGATGCACAGAATTATGTGCGTGTGCAGAACATCTATAATATAGATAACTTTGATAGAAGTTTACATGACACTGCAGAGTTTATTAAAACGCACAGTGACGAACATGGCACACTGCCTACACATGAACAAGTTCGTGCAGTAACAGGCGTTGAACTAAAGCCTGTGCCAGATATTACAGAAGGACATAATGACTGGTTCCTTGTAGAGTTTGAAGGATTCACCAAGCGACAGGAACTAGAACGTGCTATTCTCAAGAGTGCAGACCTGCTTGAGAAAGGCGAATACGAACCAGTTGAAAAGATCATTAAAGATGCTGTACAAATATCGCTTACTAAGGATATGGGTACAGACTACTTTGAAGATCCTCGTGCTAGACTTATGGCACTAAAAGACAATAACGGGCAGATTAGCACAGGTTGGCCCGCTATGGATCGTAAACTGTTTGGTGGCATGAACAAGGGAGAACTTAATATTTTTGCAGGTGGATCAGGATCAGGCAAGAGTTTGTTTATGCAGAATCTAGCAGTGAACTGGGTAACACAAGGACTAAATGGTGTGTATTTGACACTGGAACTTAGCGAAGGTCTTAGTGCTATGCGTATTGATAGCATGCTTACAAATGTAAGCACCAAAGAGGTTTTCAAAGACTTGGATACTGTTGAAATGAAAGTTAAGATGACAGGCAAGAAAGCAGGTAACTTGCAAATCAAATACATGCCAGCCCAGAGCAACGTTAATGATATCCGTGCATACTTGAAAGAACTACAGATCAAGAACAACTGGCGTGTAGACTTCTTGTTGATCGACTACTTGGATTTGCTTATGCCAGTAAGTGCAAAAGTAAGCCCAAGTGATTTGTTTGTTAAAGACAAGTATGTAAGTGAAGAATTACGCAACTTGGCTAAGGAACTGGACTGTGTGTTTGTAACAGCATCGCAGTTAAACAGAGGCGCAGTTGATGAAATAGAGTTTGATCATTCTCACATTAGTGGTGGTCTTAGTAAGATCAACACAGCGGATAACGTGTTTGGTATCTTTACAAGTCGTGCAATGCGCGAGCGTGGTCGCTATCAGATACAGTTAATGAAAACTAGAAGTAGTAGCGGCGTTGGTCAAAAGATTGATTTAGAGTTTGATATTGAAAGTTTACGCATCCGGGACTTGGGAGAGGATGAGGAGTATCAACAGTTTAAGAAACAGTCAAGCAGTATCTATGATCAACTTAAAAATAAAGATAGCGGGGGCGTAGTCACTGCGCCAGATCAAGAAGCAAACAAGATTACTGCAAGTGTACAAAGCAGTAAACTAAAAAACATGCTTGCTGGACTTAAGACTAGTGACTAAGGTATTGATCTAGTCTGTAGCCTTTTGCATCATAGCAATCAATATAACGAGCACCATTGCTCATGCGTATCTTTCCACTGCCCGCAACTACATCACTGTCTCTATATCCAAACGGCTTTTTAATAGTTACATCTACATATTCGCCATTGTTTACACCCAGTGTTACAAATGTAACATAGCGTCCTTGTTCACCTCGAAACACACGCCCATTAGCAACTAAGCCTGCAAAGTTTACTCTATCGCCCCAGGTCTCCTGTATAAACATACTGGGCATAAACTCTGGCTGTGTCCAGTATCCGTGACGTTTGTATTGTTGCTGTGGAGATTCTGTAATTCCATTTGGATATCCTAAGTCACGCAGATCCCAACCTGCATTCTTTGCTTCTGTTTTGTGTACCCAGCGTCTGTAACTGCCCTGACAATGTTTAAGTGCAGCACGCCAAAACTCTTTTGGGTTGTGTGCTTTATTATAGGCGAGTGCCCAGATAAGTCTGCCTAGATTTACAGCATGCGCTCTGCACAATCCAAAGTTACCAAGTCCATATAGTTCTTGTATAATTTCTTCCTTGCGTTCACTGTCGCCCATGCGCTCCATGAACTGCATAACTTTTTCTTCATCACGTTTTGCAAACGCACGACGATACATGTCTGCTTCATACATATCACAGTTGATAAGTTTTGCTATTTTTCTAATAGCATCATCTTCATATACAATAGTATCCTCTAGGCGTTGCTCAGTCCAGTCCTGAAAAAATGCTGCTTTTTGTCTGCCTGTAGTAGCAACAGGTCTAATAAGTGCAGTAGCGAATACGCAGTCTGCTTTGCTTTGTGGTTGTATTGCTTGGAAAAGTCTGCGCATTGCTGGCGACTCTGCTTGTGTTACACCAATAACATCTCCTCTACAAAGCATCTGACTTGTTTCAAAGTCCTCTTCAGGGTATGCTTCAAGTGGGGTATCGCTGTCTATTTCTAACAATTGGCTAAGTCCTCTGTTAGCGAGGATATCTATCTTAAGATGCTCTAAATCTTCTACTTCACGCTTGTCCAGTAGTATTTGATTGTCTGCGTTGATTAAACTTTTTGGTATCTTGTGATTGAATACAAGTACACCTCCGCAGTGTTTCGATATTGCTTTCTTTTTGCCTATTAGTTTTCGTTCGATTCTCATTGCTTCTTCCTTGTCTATGTCTAAATCTTCGTACTTAAAATTGCGAGGAAGTTTACCAGATGCGCCAAGACGGCGTGCCGCTTCTCTGCGGGCACCGCGCTCTTTATAGGTAACATAGTTGCTGATCCTGGCACTTTTGCCGGGCCATTTATCAAATATCCGTTGCATTACAGCGTTCTGTTGCCAATGTGGAAAGTCTATATCCACAT